AGGGTCTCACTATAAATCGATGGCCATGCAGCCGAGTGAGTTTATAAACAAGAACAGGTTGCCCTTTGCGGAAGGATCAGCTATAAAGTATATATGCAGACATGCAGCGAAAGGAAAAGAACAAGACATCGATAAGGCAATACATTATTTAGAAATGATAAAAGAGAGGGATTATTCATAATGCAAAAACCATTATTTACAGCACAAACAGAATGGGTTTGTCCGGATCATTTTCCAGACTTATCTAAATACGATGAAATAGCAATTGATTTAGAAACTTGGGATCCTGATTTAAAAACAAAAGGATCAGCTTCCACAAGAGGAGAAGGAGATGTTGTAGGTATAGCTATAGCAGTTAGTAATTGGGTAGGTTATTATCCAATAGCCCATCAAAATGGTCCTAATTTAGAACGCAAAAAAGTTTTAGAATGGTTTCAAGCTATTTTAAAAACAGATTCTAAAAAAATATTTCACAATGCAATTTATGACATGTGTTGGATACGTAGACTAGGGCTCACGGTACACGGAACAATTATTGATACTATGATAATGGCTTCATTAGTAAATGAAAATAGATATAGATATGATTTAAGTTCTGTTTCGTATGCTTACACAGGCATGCGTAAAAATGAAACTGTACTTAATCAAACCGCTAAAGATTGGGGTATAGATCCTAAAGCAGAAATGTATAAATTACCAGCAATGTATGTAGGTGAGTATGCGGAAAAAGATGCAGAAATAACTTTAGCTTTATGGCAAGAACTTAAAAAAGAAATAATACACCAAGATTTAGAAGATATTGCAAAGTTAGAAACAAGAGTATTTCCTTGTATTTTAGATATGAAATGGAATGGTGTAAGAGTAAATGAAGAACAAGTATCTGTATTAGAAACTAAATTAAAAAGAACGTTCGATGAATGTCTTAACAGATTAAAAGATGAAGTTGGTTTTTATCCAGAGGTATGGGCTGCTGCTAGTATTGCAAAAGTTTGTGAAAAATTAAATATAACAGATTTTCAAAGAACAGAAAAAACAAATAAACCTTCTTTTACTAAAAATTATTTACAAAGGCATAAACATAAATTAATTAGATCGATTGCTACCGCTAGAAACGTAGATAAACTTAGTAATACTTTTTTAAATTCTATAAAAAATTATGTGCATAAAGGTAGAATACATGCAGATATACATCAATTAAGAGGTGATCAAGGTGGAACTGTTACTGGAAGACTAAGTTATTCTCACCCTAATCTTCAACAACTTCCTAATTATTCAAGTATTGGCGCAGGAATAAGGTCTATTTTTCAACCGGAAGAAGGTTGTGATTGGGGTTGTTTTGATTATTCGCAACAAGAACCTAGATTAGTTTTACATTTTGCTGCTATGACTCCTGGTATAACAGGACTTTCATCTACATTAGATGATTTTAATGAAAAAAATAGTAAGGCAGATTTTCACAAAACTGTAGCAGACATGGCTGGTATAGAACGTAAACAAGCTAAAACAATTAATCTTGGTTTGTTTTATGGAATGGGTAAAGCAAAACTACAAACTCAATTAGGTATAAACGAAAAGCAAAAAGCAGAAGAATTGTTTAATAGATACAATGAAAAAGTTCCTTTTGTAAAACAGCTCATAAAAAATGTTATGGATAGAGCACAGAAAAAAGGTAGAGTAAGGACTCTTCTTGGTAGAATGTGTAGGTTTGATATGTGGGAACCAAAACAATTTGGAATGCACACAGCAATGACTTTCCAACAAGCATGCGACGAAATAGGCCAAGGAAATATAAAAAGAGCATTTACTTACAAAGCTCTTAATAAATTAATTCAAGGATCAGCTGCTGATATGACAAAAAAAGCTATGGCAGATCTTCATGATGAAGGTATAATTCCTATGGTACAGCTTCATGATGAATTAGATATTTCTATTGAGAGTGATGCTCAAGCAAAAAAAATAAAAGATATTATGGAAAATGTGGTTGAACTTAGTGTTCCAAATAAGGTAGACTATGAAATAGGTAGTAATTGGGGTAGTATAGATTCAGAGGAAGACGAAGAATCAGTTGATGAAAACTTTTTTTAAAAAAATAAAACAAAAATATGGCTTACTTAAATGCAAACATTCCAGTAGAATACGCACAAATAAAAAGGGAATATCTTTATGACCTTAGAAAACATCATGGCGAAGTTGAAGACTGTATTATCTTCGGTATTAGCTCTCTTACAGGTAAGTCGATCTTGTTTCATGCCATTATGGAAAACGGTGCAATCTTTTATCGCCTACCAATTTCGGCTTTTATTCAACGTGGTTTTAAACCGGAAGCTGTTCCGTCTCGTAGACTTGATGAACTACAACTTTGGAATTGTTTTTCTTATTATCCTGCTGTTAATTGTTGGGATATTTTAGAAGGACAAGCTGGTAAATACATTGGTAAAGATAAAAAATGGCATCCAGGAAAATATTTATTTACCATTGACTTTGCTCATCCTGAAGCTAATATATTAGACACGGATCATTCAGAGATTCCGCACGAACATAAGTGCGCACACATCATAGCCCTTGACGATGGGAACTATGCGGCTCAGCCAAATAACAGATGTATATGGGATATACCTTCTTTCACAGTTAAGGATGAAACACCTGATTGGAAAGTACAAACTTCTGAATGGAACGTAGAAAATACTAGCAAGTGGAAGACTGAAGACACAGACAACTTCTTCTACGAAATTGAGGAGAAAAAACATGACGATACTGAGAAGAATTAAAAAATTTTTTATTAAATCTTGGAGAATGATATGTAAACCATGGAACAAATATGTTGAGTGGCTTACAAAAGGTTTAGATAAATAATGAAAAAAATAAAAACAAAAAGTAAATTAGAGTGGTTTAAAAAAAATATTGTAATTGTTCCTGTTGTGGCAGCAATCATAGCCGGAACATTTACATCGGTAAGATATGTATTATCTTTAACAGATACTATTACAGCTAACCAACAAGAGATTGTAGATCTTACAAGAGATTTAAAACAAGCACAAAAAAATATTGCAGATCAAAACACAAGACTATCATCAGCTGAAGCAACGTGGACTATGGCTGAAAACTTATATAGACAACTAGCAGACACAGTGAGGGATCACACCTATGACCTTAAAGACCTTACGAGATAATCTATTATGGATTATATTTTTTCTTTGCGTAGCAACCTGCGTACAGGCAAAAAATGAATATCTAAATGATGGTAGTTATGCCTGTGAAAGAGGTAGCTTTGAACCTTACACTGAAGTTAGACAAAGAGAATTTAAAACAGGCACCAGTGATGAGTATCAGGACCAAATAGTAGGTTTTAGATTTCGTATGCCTTTAGGTGCTGTATGTGATGAGGACTACATTGCAGAGCAACGAAAGAAAAGTAAATTAAAAACCCAACTTGAACTTATAAAAGAGTGTAAAAGAATACCTAGAATAAGCCCTCCACCTGCAGAATTTGCAGAGTTATTTAATATGTGTAATAAACTAGGGGTTGTAGGAATAGTAGAAAATAAACAACCCGATGGAAGACATTGGGATAATTTAAAGATACAATATCTAAAAGATAATCCAGATGTTGTAATAATGGAACAGGCAATGCCACAATAAAACTATGTTTGCGATAGGTTTAATAATATACTATAGTCAATAATGGATACAAACATACTACACACAGAATTAGTTACAGGAAATTGCCCAGAGTGTAATTTAGATACAATTTTAGTTGGTATACAACATTCATATTATAGATGCACAAATTGTGGTGAGGATATAGAACAGAAAGTTAATGGTGTGATAAAGTATATGATTGTAGATAAAGATACAAAAATTAAATTAAGACAATTAGACGATACAGATGGCCAAGAAGAAAGGTAATTTATACGGAGTCTCGAACTACCACAAGCGTACGCCTAAAAAGCGTCCAGGTAGAATAAGAAAGAAGATGGGACCAGGGCAAAAGAGACCAAAGCGTTATAAAGGCCAGGGGCGTTAGTGAAACCCATAATGATCACCCTGATGTATCTTACATTTGGGGGTGATATAAAATTAGACACGTTTGAAATACACACAACCTGTAGTGGTTGGTTTCATACAAATGTAGCACAAATAGAGAATAAAAAGACAACATTGTTTAGTAGTAGAACTTATCATGTGTATAAAGATAAAAAAGTTATTGGTTATATTTGTGGAGGAGAAGAACCAAGATGAGCTACAGGCCATTACCAAATAATCTTACAATTAAACCAAGTCAAATAGAAGGACTGGGTTTGTTTGCAACAGAGACAATAAAAAAAGAAACAAATTTAGGACTAACACATTTATTAATTAAAGATGATATAGATGTTTTAATTTTTAGAACTCCGCTCGGAGGTTTTATAAATCACTCAGAAAAACCAAATTGTGAAAGAGTAGATCACCAAGATAAATGGTATTTAAAAACTATAAAAGATATAAATAAAAACGAAGAACTTACTTTAAAGTACAAAATGTACAAACCTATCCTATAAGGGAATAAAGGGACAGGTTATAAGGTGAGAAGATTTACAAATAACACAATTTTGACACAATTGTCAAGTTTCACTTAATTGTTTACATTTAAACGAAATATATAGTTTATTCTGATTTATAAGGTCTTTACCTATTAAATCTAATGTAGCCATAGTATGCATAGTACCCTGTTGGGCACATTTAAACCAACTATCATACACATCTACAGGTTGTTCTGGTAAACACGTGCCATCCATAGCAGAACAAATTTTTAAAATTAACATAAACTTTATCATTGACAATCCTATTAAACACACTATATTAGCCTCTTAACAAAAGGAAAGATAATGACTGATATAACTAAATATAGAAATGTTTCTCTACAACATGAAACATATAACACTTTGATTAAGATTTCTAAGGTTTTATTACCTGATGCGACTTTATCAATAAGTAAGACAATAGAAGTAATAGCAAAAGAGAAAGCAAAACATTTAAATGGCAAAATACAGAGACCCACTCGCAAATAGTGGTATTTATTTAGAACGGAATAAAGAACCAGAACAACATCTTTGGATTTCCGTTTTAACTAAAGCTGTAGACGATGCTTTCCAAGGTAGCGATTTTGGTGAATCACTAAAAGCTATTAGCTGGATCAAACATGGTGGAGGTGATTTTAAAAAGGTTTGTCAAATGGCAGGTCGATCACCCGATTATGTAAGAGAAAGAATACTACAATCGTTATTAGAAAGAGAAAAAAGAATAGTAGAAAACACAGAGAGGATAAGAAACTATGAAACAAAAAAGCTTAAGTCAAATGAACAAAGAGAGAAATATGAAACCGATGACAAAGGAAGAAGAGTATAGGAACGCAGATGTACCTATGCCAGAAGATGAGTTTATAAAAGCAAAAGAAGCAGCAGACAATGAACAAGACTACCAGGGCGGCGGCGCTTACCGAGCGTTTTTAAATTTATTTTACAAAAATAAAAGAGATGAAGATGACAAAAAATAAGGTAATATGTCCTAGATGCACAGGAAATGGGTATATAAGAATACCTAACAAAGCAGTAGGATTTAATGAACAAGTTATAGTACAATGTACAATGTGTAATTCACAAGGAGAAATAAATGAAGTCGATAGACCTAGTGATGGTTTTAACTTTGACTATAGCGGTGTTGATTCTGACAAGTTGCAGTGAGGTATTACTGTTGTCTAGTATAGGAGGCACAGTTGTGTCACAGAGTCCTGCAATAAAAGCTTATAATGGTGTTGACGCATTAACTATTATGAAAACAAAAAAAGATATTAAAAAACACGCGTATGACAAACTGAAAAAAATAAATGACTAATATATCTTATCTAGCCGGTCTGATGGATGGTGAAGGCTGTGTGACTTATAAAAAGTATTGGAGTAGTAAAAGAAAGAATCGACCAAAAGAATATTACTGTTGGAGGATACAAATAGAGATAGTTATGACAGATAAAAATACTATACAATGGTGCTGTGATACATTTGGTGGTAATCTTTGTTTGAAACCAAGAAAGAACGGGTATAAGATGCAGTACAGGTGGAGAAGAGGGTTTAGAGATGCGTATAAGATAGCTAAAGAAATACATCCGTATGCAATAACTAAAAAAGAACAACTACAAAAAATTATAGATCATTATGGTAACAGTTCCAAAGTACAGAGATAAAGTTAAAACAGTTAGAACTGGTGAAGATAAGAAGACAGGTAAAGAAACGTTTACCACGATCAATGATACACACCATCCTATAAGTAAAAAAACTAAAGACAGAAACAGCTTAAAAGATAGATATAAATCCGGTCGTATACATGACGGTAGAAGTAGAGTACCAACACAAGAATATATAGATGGCTGGAACGCTATCTATGGAAAGGGAGAAGATGAAAAAGAAAAATAGACAAACACAGTTTGTATTTAGAATTAAGTGCATGGTTAAAAGATGTAAGGAACAAGGTAAATGGGATTTATTATCTCATTTAGTTTATAAATATACCTGGATTAATTTAACAGCAGGAGAGGCCTATTATGATTAGTAGATTTAGAGTTATTAAGGAAGAAGATTTAGCTATGATTGATTATCTACAAAAGATGAAGACTTTACCCTGTGGTGCAGGGTCAAAGATAGATGAACACATTGTTGCCATAATTCATAAGATATATCAAAATGATTAAATACAACCAAAAATATAAATATGTCAGTGGTCAACAGTACGAGCACCATGGCTCACGGATCTATGACTTTGGTAACGAGAAGCTACCAAGTGTTACGACTATCCTAGGTAAAACTAAGGACCAGAAGTTTCTACGTGATTGGCAAGCTAAAGTGGGTAAGGACGAAGCAGAGCGCATTAAAACGACGTCTGCAAGACGCGGGACCTCTATGCACAAATTCTTAGAGAACTACGTCACAGGGGTCGGATATGAAGACCTAAGCCCCGTTGGCAACGAATCACGGCCCATGGCACAAAAAATTATAGATATAGGTTTGACACCTGTAGAAGAATGGTATGGGTCTGAAGTACACTTATACTACCCAGGATTGTATGCAGGTTCTACTGACTTGGTAGGCCTACATGATAGTAAAGAATCTATAATAGACTTTAAACAATCAAATAGGCCCAAACGTATAGAATGGATAGAAGACTATTTTATGCAAATAGCAGCTTATGCTATGGCCCACGATTATGTACATGGCAGTAACATACAACAAGGCGTGATTATGATATGTACACCAGATTTATATTATCAAGAGTTTAAAGTTGAGGGACTACAATTAAGGTCCTGGAAGCATAAATTTCTAAAAAGATTAGACCAATACTTTGAACTTAAGAATGATTCTAAAGAAAAAACACAGGTAAATACTACTGATTTGTTAAAAGAGTTTGAAAAAGGCAAGATTGAGTCTTAATTATGTCTACAATAAGGCAAAAAAGTTCCATGCTATTGCCAAAAAGGGCCAAAAAAGTTCCATCAAAAAGTCAATGATTATGCCAAAAATATGAAAAAGTTCCATTGCCCCAAAGTCCCATGGAACTTAAATAACTTGCTATATAAGCTAATTCTAAGCCAAAAAGCTCAAAAAGTTCCACGTTCCATGAAATATTTTTCACTATTAAATAAAAATAAAGTTTGGGCTAGAATGCTCTTATATAGAGGAATATAAGAAGATATGAGAAAACCTAAAAAATCTAAATATAAACACGCAATCATAAACAAGAAGAAGTATTACTTCTATTCTATCCGATGGTTGGACATCACAGGCGATGCCGGG